CACGCTGCTCCGCGCGAAGAAGGTCCTTAACGATAAGGCGGAGGATCTGCGCCAGGAGGATCTGCGCGAGCATCCAAACCGTCTTGACCTGGCCGAACCGGAAACGGCGCGCTATGTACTCTCCCGCCTGACGGAGACGCAGGCCGTGTATCTCTACCTCTACTATGGCGAGTGGCTGGATATGCGCTCGATCGGCGCACTGCTGCGCGTGGACCATTCGACCGTCTGCCGCACGATCCATCGCGCGGCCGGCCGCATCCGTGCCCTCTGCACCGACGGCAGCGGCGTGGAGCTGCTGGGCGTGGACGCGCTCGAGCCGGCGCTATACGCGCTCTACCGGCAGCACGCGGCGGATGATCTGATCCCGGAGCGGGCCAAGGCTGCAGCGCGCAGGGCAACCGCCTCTGGAGCCCAAAAGCGGCCGGATCGGACGCCGGATCGCACGCTGATAACGGCGCCGATATGGGGCCAGCGAAGGCACCGCGCAGCGGCGCAGAGCCGTCTCCTGCGTGCGTTGGTCGACGCGGCGGCTCAGCGTACCGGCTCGCTCCTCGCGCGCCTACGCGCGCTCTTGCGGGCTTTCTGCGCCCGCCTCAGGGCCGCCTAACGACCAAGGCGCGCAGGATTATGAAGAGATCACCGGCGAAAATACGCCGATGACAAATAAATTTTGAACAAAGAAAAGGAGAACGAAACTATGGCTACTTTCAAGAGAATCGCATCCGACGGCAAGCCCATCGAGGTCACGGACATCCCCTACGGTCTGAGCGAAAAGGCGGGCATCCGGAACAGCATCAAGCAGCCCGTTATGGCGCGCGACATTTCCCGCGCCGGCACGGAGATTTACGTCCTGCCGCAGTACAAGCTCACCTACGATGAGAACGGCTACTGCGTCAAGATGACGACCTGCGCCATCCCCGAGGACGTCGCGGCCAAGCTCGCGGAGCTGAACAAGTAAACAGAGCGGGGGATATCCCCGCTCTATCCTAAGGAAAGAGAGACAACGCCTATGGAAGAATTGGCTGTGAAGCTGCAGGAGGTCAAGGACCGCTCGCTCCGAAACGAGGGGCGCATCAAGCAGTTAGAGGTAGATCAGCGGGCGCTGAATGAATTGGCGCTGTCGGTCAAAGAGCTGGCGACCGACCAGACGAACATGAAGGAGGACATCGGCGAGATCAAGGCCAATGTGCGGAGCCTGACCGCCGTGCCGTCCAAGCGCTGGGAGAAGGTCGTGGAGCTGATGATCGCGACCGTCGTGGGCGCGTTCATGGCGTGGCTTTTGACGGGGGGCGCGGTATGAGGGACGTCAAAGGCTCCACCTCGGAGGAGATCCGCATGATCCGCGCCATCCAGCGCTCCGTCGGGGCGCTGGACAACGGCTGGATCGGCAACCAGACCTTGAGCGACATCGCCGCCAAGCTCGGCGCGGACTGTTTTCCGCTCAACGTGGAGCTGTACGGTCAGCCCTGCATCCTCGCACGGGACATTGAGCCCGTCAACATGAGCGGGCCGCTGCCGAAAAACGCCATCTCGGGGAGCTTTTCTTGGCAGGGGCAGCCGTGCTCCATTCTGGTGCGCGGCGGCAAGGTCGTGCGCGGCATGAGCTGTCACTATCCTCGCCCCGAGAGCGTGCTCTACAAGACCACGGACGGCGCGGTGCGCGTTGCCCGCGTGTCCTCGGCGGCGGCGCTGGGTGACGTCGTGTGGGCGGTCGGCGGGCTTGGCCTGCTCGGCAATTATAACCCTGCCGCAGAGGGCTTTACGGGCGCATATTCCGACGTGCTGCGTAAGACCAACCACACCGTCCTCGGCTACAAGGGCGGGATGCTCTACGGGGTGTACTGCAAGAGTATGACCGCGCAGCAGGTCAACGCCTTTTGTCGGGACAAGCTCAAGCTGGAATACGCCATTATGCTCGACGGCGGGCACGTCGCCGCCATCAACGGCGCGTGCAGCAAGATCAACACACGAACGCGGCAGTTCTATGCCGTGCGGTTTCTGTAAAGGAGGCAAAAATGCAAAATCGACTTGCCAATCTGCTCACGGTCAAGAGCATCGTCACCATCGCGCTCACGGCGGTTTTCTCGGTGCTTGCCCTGCGCGGCACCATAAGCGGGACGGAGTTTCTGACGATCTTCACGACCATCATCGCCTTCTACTTCGGCACGCAGACCGAAAAGAAGAAAAATGAAGAGGTTTCTTGAGACCTTAACCGCGTGGGAGGGCGCGGTGCGCGGCGATGCGGTGCATAAACAGATCGTAGACGCCTACAACAGCTATCTCCCGCACCCGCGCGGCTACAGGCTCACCTATTCGGACGACTACTGCGCGGCGATGGTGTCCGCGGCGGCGATCCTCTGCGGCCTGACAGAGGTCATTCCCATCGAGTGCAGCTGCGGCGAGCAAATGCGCCGGTATCAGGCGCGCGGCCAGTGGATCGAGGACGACGCGCACATCCCAACGGTCGGCGAGCAGGTGTTTTACTGCTGGAACGACCGCAAGGACTACGCCCTCACGGACTGCACGGGCGCGCCCAACCACACCGGCATCGTGACCGCCTGTGACGATCAGAGCTTCACGGTGTTCGAGGGGAACAAGGGGAGCCGCCACGAGTGCGCGTACCGCGTCATTCCCGTCAACGGGCGCTATATCCGCGGCTTCGGCATACCGAAATACCCCGCGGACAAGACCGTGCTCACGCGCGGCGACAAGGGCGCGGCGGTCGGCAAGCTGCAAGAGCTTCTTAACGCTTGCGGCTATGAGCTGGATGTGGATAACTCCTTCGGCCCCGCGACGCAAAGGGCGTGGGGAGAGTACATCGCCGCGTACATTCTCAAGGCCCTAGAATGATTTGTGCCCGATTCGGGCACGGAAAGGAAAACCGGTGGGAAGTCTGCAACACTTCCCCTCGCGTGGGCGCCTGCAAGCCGTGGTGCCTCTATGGACACACAGCACAGAGAGATCCGCGCTCAACTTTCCGCGATGGCTCCGCGCAGGGCCATTTCCTACATTCGTTCCTTCGACCTGCCGCCCGACGAGGCCGCGAGCCTCATCGAGTGCGACGTGCGCGGGCGGTCCTGCGTGCAGGCGGCGGAGCTGCTCCACCTCAGCGTGGACGGCCTCGCCAAGCTGCGCCGCCGCGCCTATCACAAAATCGCAGACGGACAAAACGAGAGCACCGACTAATTGTCGGCGCTCTCTTTTTTTATGTGCAGGGCAGAACGCGGGCAGTTTGCGGGCAGTTTGCAAGCTGAAAACCGCGGTACGATAGAGGCAGAACAAAAGGAGGTGCGGTGCATGGAGCAATTTGCGATCGCCGGCTATTCCGGCAGTGGCTGCGTCATGGTCGCTATCGACGGCAGCGAGATCTATCAAGTGGACTATTTTGGCAACCGCCAGCAGCTCATCGGCAAGACCGCCTCGGCATACGCCGAGCTGGAGGCCACTACGCAGGAGTATTACGACAAGCTCGTCGAGCTGGGCGTCATCACTCCGCCCAAGACGCAGGAGGAGCTGATGGGCGAAATGCAGTCGGCCATGAGCGACATGGCGGAGATCATCAAGGGCCTCTCGGCCCAGGTAAAGGAGCTGAAGGAAAATGGACCTCAAGCAACTCTTAGCGGCAGCGGCGAGAATGTTCCCCAGCGCCGACCTGCAAGGCGCGGCGGCGAGAGCGGAGCAGGCGATCAGCGGGACGGCTGACACGCTCGAGGGCGTGCAGAGCACCGCGCGCCGCCTTGGCATCGACCCCAACATTGCCAACAGCCTCTATGCGCGCTACGGGCGCACGATGCAGGCGAAGGCCCTGTGCGGCCTCCTCGGCACGACACCGGAGGCTTTGCGCTCCGACGCCAATAAAATACTCGGCGGCGCGCAGAACGCCTCACAGGCCCCGCAAAAGGGCAAAGCGAGGCAGTCCACAAAATTCCCCCGGCTCAAGCAGCCGTAGGAATAAATATTTTGTGAAAGGAGCACGAACACATGGAAGAGCGCAGCACCGGTATGAGCTGGATCGCAGTCCTGTTTGTCATCATCGTGGTCGTCGCCCTCTTCGGCGGCAACCTCGGCGGCGGCTGGGGCTGGAATCGCGGCGGAAACCCCTATCCCGCGCAGGAGGGCGGCTGCAACCGCGTGAGCAACTGCCAGGTCGAAAAGCAAGGGATCGTCGACGCGGCGCGCACGCAGTATCTCATTGAGCAGCAGAGCAACACCACCCGCGCGGCCATCAACGCAAGCACGGAGGCTATCACCTCGCAGGCGAGCCGCATCTACGAGCAGCACCTGCAGGAGTCCATCTTTGACCTCAAGATGGAGAACCAGAGCCTCAAGAACGGCATCTTCACGAAGGAGCAGACCGACGCTCTGGCCGCAAAGATCTCCGAATGCTGCTGCGGCTTCAACCGCCGCCTCGACGCGATCGAATGCCGTATGCTGACGAAGCCGAACCTTTACGGCGTGGCCGCCACCGGCGCGGGGCAGATCATCCCCGCGACCTGCGGCTGCAACGGCAGCACCAACCTCTAAGACCATGCTCCCCGCACGGGGAATATGGTAGGCCCTGCAGGCCGGGAAGCAGGCGGGGCAAATGCCCCGCCTATCTTATTTGAAAGGAGACACCGAAATGTCCTGTAAATCCGCTCTCTATGCTGCCATGCAGACGCCCTCCGCGGTCGCGGTCGGCGGCGTCATCCCGCTCGGCAGCCTCATCCGCCGCTACGGCTGCGACGTCAGCCTCAACGGCAACGCCGTCAACATCACCGGCGCGGGCTACTACGACGTCGACGCCTCGCTCACCGTCGCCCCCGCCGCTATCGGCACCGTCACCGTCACGCTTTTTAAGGACGGCGTGGCCGTCCCCGGCGCAACCGCCTCGGCGACCGCCGCCGCCGCAAGCGATGCGCTTGACCTCAACATCACGGCTCTCGTGCGGCAGGTCTGCTGCGCGGCTGGCTCCGCTCTGACGCTGGTGCTCACCGGCGCCGCCGCGTCGGTCGAAAATGTGGCGCTGCGCGTCCAGCGGATCTGAGAGGTGCGCTATGATGCAGCTCTTGATCGGTATGCTGCTCGGCGCGATGGTCTCGACACCCACGGGCCGCAGCATCGGCAACCAGATCGGCGACGCGGCGCTCAAAAAGGTCAAGGACGCCGTGCAGACGTCCGCGGTCGGAGAGGAGGCTGACGATGGAAAATCTGCATGAGCAGCTTAAGGCGTATATTCCCAAGCTCGAGCGCAGCATCCAGTCCTACATGACGCAGACGCCGCCCTCGCCCAATTCCGCGCAGGGCATTATGGCGATGTGGGAGTGCCTAACCATGCTCAAGGCGGCGGAGGCGGGCACCTGCGGCGAGTTTACCCGCGAGCAGGCCGAGCAGTGGGCGCAGCACATGCGCAACACGGACGGCAGCACCGGCGCGCATTGGAGCATGGAGCAGACCACCTCGCTCGCCGAGAGCCTCGGCGTGAGCCGCGACGAGGTCTCGCCCTGGTGCTGGTGGATCGCCGTGAACATGATGTACTCCGACTACTACGGCGTCGCCTCCCACTTTGGCGTCGCCACGCCGGAGTTTTTCGCGGAGCTCGCCCGCGCTTTCCTCCTCGACGAGGACGGCCCCGGCCCCAAGCCCAAGATGTCGGCCTACTACTGCGGCATCGTCAAGGGCAAAGACTGACCGCTATTTGCCCGCTACGGTCAAAATATCTGTGCCCGCTATAATGCCCCCTATGAGTTCTTTTTAATCGCCGCAAAGCACCACAAAATGTCACACTTGCAAAAAGCAAAAAAGAAAGGAAAAAGCCTGCTGTTGCAGGCTTTTTCCTTATTTGGCGCGGAAGAGAGGATTTGAACCTCCGCGGCGCTTTTTACACACCCTACTCCCTTAGCAGGGGTAGAAGAGCCCTTTAATATCAAGCGTTTGCGGCACTTTGCCCGCTACGGTGACCGCTATGTTTCTTTTTTGAGTCTGTCCATATCCTTCTGCCCGAGAATGTTGATCCCCTCGTGCATCGCCATCGTGTCCGGGTGGATGTAGCGCTCGGTGGTCGTGATCTTGCTGTGGCGCATGATCTCCTTAATGACCGTGAGGTGGACATTATCCAGCGCGAGCGCGGTCGCGGTCGTGTGGCGGCAGGAATATGGCTTGAGGTCGCGCACGCCGCAGCGCGCCTCGGCGCTGTGAAATTCCGCGTAAAAGTTGTCCTCGTTCATGTCCAGCACCTTCCCTTTTCGGCTGGCGGAGACTTCGCAGAGATGCCGCAGCACGGGCTCGATGAGCGCGGGGAAGACGATAGGCGTCTGCTTGCGTATGTCGGTTTTGAGACCGGCGCCGACGATCTCATGCGTCTCAAAGTTTACCATTGCTTTTGTCAGATTTTTAAGCTCGCCGGGCATCATGCCCGTGTAGATCATCAGCAGGATGTACCCGACAAAAATATCGCCGTTGGCGTAGGCTTTCCAAAACGCCACGATCTCGTCCTTGGTGTAAGGCTGTATCTTTTTCTCCTGCAGCGGCGGCAGTTCGATGTAGGGCGCGAGATTAGTCGGCACCGCGCCCTCCGCGACTGCGCGATCATAGAGGTGCGAGAGCACCGTGCGCATATCCTTTGCGGGGTAGTGGGTGCTTGTCTGCGCGTCCACGGTATCCTGCAGGCGCTGGATCGTCAGCTTGCTGATCGGCAGGTGCGCGATGGACTTCAAACGGCCCCACGCGATCTGGTGCGCCATGCGGCGCGAATCGGAGAGCTTTGGCAGAGACGCGCCCTCATAGTGCGTCCAGTAATCGCTGAGCGTGGGGAGCTTGACCTCCCGCATCTCGGGCGGATTGGCTGCGTAAGCCAGAGCGGCGGTCTTGGTCGGAAAGCCGCCCTTGTAGTGGCGCAGCTGCTTGAGCTTTCCACCCTCTGCGCGGAAGCCGACCGTCCACACGGCGGTCCAGGTCGAGCCGCGCTTTCGTGCGGAGCCTTGCCCGCTGCCGCGCTTGCCGGTGCGCGGCTTCGGCGGCGCTGCCACAAGCCGCTTGCCGCAGTAGCAGCAGAACACGGCGTCGTCCGGGATCTTCCGCTGGCATTTGGTGCAGGTCATCGCGCCGCCTCCCTTCGCGAAAATGGAACGACCGCCGCCATGCCGGGCGGCGGCCGTGTGTTATTCGTCAGCGTTTGCTATCAGCGTTATTGCCGCACCATAGTTTTTCCCATTGTCACCGCCGAATACCTTTAAGGTAATTGCATCGGTAAATTCAAGGTCATTGAAAACGGCATCCAGATCTTTCCGCGCAATGCAGCCAATCTGGTCGCCGTTTACCTTGACAGCCAGGGCGCGCTCGCCTTTGTAGTCAAACTCATCAAGAGACACTTCGCAATCTTCATAGGGCGGCTCGCAATTTGCGATGGCGTCAAGAATTTCCTGGCGCGAGGTGCCGTCTTCGTTGTCAAACGATTCCCCAACTACGTCGTAGTGATGGCGAAATGATGTGACAATGCTGGTTTTTACTTTAGGCGCGTACTGGCGTTCAACTCGTTCACGTTCCGCTTTTGTCTTTTTGATTTCTTTGTCAAGTTCATCAAGGCGGGTTTGCGTTTTCTTCAGCCGTTCCTCGGCGGCTTGCTTTCGGTGGAGCTCGGCCTGCTGTTCGCGTGCGGCTTCGCGCTTATCGTCAAAATGCCATTTGACGCACAGTCCCACATCAATCGCAATCGCCGCATATAAAAATATAACTGAGTTCATGCGCTCCGCCTCCTCGTGCCCGAATCGGGCACAATTTTTTATATTTTCCCGCAGGTTAACGGGAATTTAACGGTTTCTCTACCTTTTTCGACAGAATCTTGTCAAAAAAGGTGCTATGGTAAAAGTACACGCAGGTGCTCCGGAGGTGTCAGCTCGCCTGCGCAGGCCCCGTCGTCAGTTGCAGGGGCGGCGGGGCCGCTTTACAATGGAATATCTGGCCGGTCTAAAATACGAGTAAAGAGAGGTACATAGACATGTCAGATCAGCACAGCGCGCCGCAGGACTTGACCGAGTTACACCAACGCCTCATCGAGAAATACCGGCGGCTTACGCCGGAAAACCGTGGGCGTCTCATGGCCTATCTTGAGACGATAACAGCAGGTCCAGATATTCCTCCAGCTTTTCCCGATTCCGCGCGCTGAGCGCGTCATACCCGGCCAGCAGCCTGTCCTCCTTCGAGGGCGGGCTGCTTTTCTGCGCCTCGCCGAGCAGATCGGAGGTGGTGACGCCGAGATACTGCGCGAGCAGCTGCACCTTTGCAACGGACGGCAACGAGCCACGCTGTAAATTTACGAGGAGGTCGCGCCCCGCTCCGCTATCTTTACAGGCAACCGTTGGAGGGATTCCGCGCTTTTCGCACCAGTATTTTACATTTTGCACAAAAATATTTTTATCCAATGCAGATATACCTCAGCAGTAAATTTACGAAATGCACAAAAGTTGTAAATTTACGAAAATCATATTGACAAACGTATATTTACGATTTAAGATAGGCGTACAAGGTAAACGCAAGGTTTACACGAAAGGAAAGGAGGTGCGAAGCGGTGAAGCGCTTCGACGGATCATGGGCACAGCTGATTCTTTCATTTGTGGCCCTGTTTGTGTCGTTGGCGGCATTCGTTTTCAGCTATTTCGTTTAGGCGAAAAAGCTCTTTACAAAGGACGCGAAGGACATGAGAATCGCCGCAACCGAGATCCAGAACGAAATTTTAGAGCGAATCTCGCTGGAGAGTGTTAGGTTCGATGCCTCCAGCGCGGCGCGGCCTTTGTCGGAGATCTTATACGCAGTGGCCGTTAAGCCCATGATAACAGGGGACACCAGTCCACGATCTACGAGAGACCGGCACCGTTCCGGGTCATAGCTCGGCGCAGTCAGGAGCTTATCGACCAGCACCGGCGAATCCTGCTTTTCAAACCATTTCAGGAGCTCGCGCTCCGGTTTGCTCAAAAGGTCCATAGCGGTCCATCCCCAAAGCAGTAAACTTACAATTTACTGTATATCACAAATTTCACGCAAAATCAAGAGAAAGGACGTGACAAGAATTGACAAGATTCCGCATCCGGGAGCTGCGCGAGGCGCGCGGAGTAAGCCAGTACGGACTGGCCCGCCGGCTCGGCGTGACCAAGATGGCGGTCAGCCGGTGGGAGAGCGGTGCGGCCATGCCGACAGCGGACAAGCTGCCGACCATCGCCGCGCTGCTGGAGTGTGAGGTCAGCGACCTCTACGACGACGAAACGCTTCGCGCCGCGAGCGAGGCGGCGAGGGCCGCGGTGGCGGCCAAGGGCGCGGCAGACGCGAGAGCGCTGGCCGCAGGAAAGTGAGGAGGCGAGCACATGATGACATTGGAGGACATCCGCAATTCGACGAAGGAGACCATCAGCGCTGCGACGGCGGGGAGCATTCTCGGCTGTGACCCGCAGCTGATCCGCGTGCAGGCTCGGCAGGACCGAACGCAGCTCGGCTTTCCGGTGATCCTGATGCGCCGGCGTGTGCTGATCCCGCGCAGACCGTTCCTCGCCTACATCGAGGGCGGCGCGACCTCTCCGATACTTTGACATTACCACAAAGGAGGACGAAAGACAATGGCAGCGTTATACCCAAATATCTATCAAAGAGGGCGCAAGGTGACCCTTTTGACGCAGGAGGAGGCCGCGGAGCGGCTGCACATCTCGCCCGAAACGCTCAAGCGCTACGAGGGCGGACGGCTCACACCGCCGGACGAGACCGTGGCGCGGATGTGCGAGGTCTACGGCGTGAGGTGGCTGGCGCTGGAGCACGCGCAGGCGACCGACCGGCTCGGCATCCTGCCGGAGCTGGAGCCAAAGCCCCTGCCGATGGCGACCATCTCTCTGACCAACCGCCTGCGCGACGCAGCGGACAGGCTCGCCGGACTGCTGCGCATCGCCGAGGACGGCGTGATCGACGACGCGGAGCGCCCGGAGTTCGACACCATCGTGCAGGACCTGCGCGAGACCATCGCCGCGGCCTATCAGGTGATCTACGCGGACGGCGCAAAAAAAGAACGCCCCGAGGCTGGCACCTCGAAGCGTTCACGCTCTCAGAGAAACTCTGAAAACCATTGCAAGACTATTGTACTGCAGAAAAAGAGAAATGTCAAGGCACTCCGAGAGGAGGTGCGCGCATGACGGGACTGGACATCTTCCTGATCCTCGTCGGCGTCACGTCTCTCACGGAGCGGCTGATGAAGATCATCGTCTATTTGGATGGAGGAAAGTATGAGCGAGGGCGTAATAAAGTCCGGCCATCGTGAGCCGTTTACCGTCCTGTATAAGTCCGCGATCCGAGACACGCGCCTGAGCTTCGAGATGCTCGGATTCCTGACCTATATGCTGGACAAGCCTCCCGATTGGGAGTTTACCATCTCCGGCATGGCGAAGGAGCGCGGCATCGGCAAGGACACGGTGCGCCGCCTCGTGGGACGGCTTGAGGAGGTCGGTTATCTGATGCGCGAGCAATCGCATGACGGCAGCGGGCGCTTTTCCGCGAACACCTACGTTTTGCAGGAAAAGCCACCGTTGTCGGAAAACACCGACAACGGTGAAAACCGTCGTCGGGAAACACCGTCAACGGAGTTTCCGACCCAAAGTAAGAACGTAGAGACTAAAGATTATATTATACCCCCCTATAGTCCCCCCAAGGGGGACGGCGAGGAGCCGAGAAAACGGCGCAGCAAAACGGCGCCGACATGGAAGCCGGAGCGCTTTGAGGGCTTCTGGGCTTACTATCCCCGCGGGGAGAACCGCATGGGCGCGGTGCGCGCCTGGGACAAGCTCAAGCCAGACGACGCGCTGATCGAGACCATCGGCCGGGCGCTGCAGGTACTCAAGGTCTCGCCCGCGTGGCGGGACGGCGTCGGCATCCCGTATGCCTCGACCTTCCTCAACGGCCGGCGCTGGGAGGACGCCACGGCCAAGCGCCCGGCGCAGAGCGCCAAGGCACAGCCGGTGCGCCGCATCGAGCAGCCGCCGGATAGTCAGGACGGAGGGTGGACATGGGCCGAGTAGACGCGAAATCAGGCAGGAAGTCACCAGAAAGGAGGCGGCAAGGTGATACCATTCCCGGATAAGAAATACAGCATCATCTACGCCGACCCTCCGTGGAGCTATCAGAACCGCGGCACCAGAGCGGCAGCCTCCAAGCACTACGACACAATGACCATCGAGGACATTAAGCACATGGGCGTCGGAGCTGCGGTGGGGGGTATTGCTAACGAAGACTGCGTGCTTTTCATGTGGGCGACCTTTCCCATGCTCCGCGAGGCCCTCGACGTGATCGAGGCGTGGGGTTTCACCTACAAGACCGTCGCCTTCAACTGGGTAAAGCAGAACAAAAGCGGCGCCGGCATCTTCATGGGGCTCGGAAACTGGACGCGCAGCAACTCAGAGATCTGCCTGCTGGCGACTAAGGGCAAGCCGAAGCGCATCAGCGGCAGCGTCCGCAGTGTCGTTCTCGCCCCGATCCAGCAGCACAGCAGAAAGCCGGCCGAGATCCGCGACAGGATCGTTGAGCTGATGGGAGACCTGCCCCGCATTGAGCTTTTCGCCCGAGAAACTGCTCCGGGATGGGATGTGTGGGGCAACGAAGCGCCGCCGGATAGTCAGGACGGAGGGTGGACATGGGCCGAGTAGACGCGCAGCCGAGCGCCGGGCTGGAAGCCGAGCGCGCCGTGCTCGGCGCGATGCTGATCGACGAGAACATCGTCAGTCAGGTGCTCGCCGAGGTGGACGAGCGCGACTTTACCAGCACAGCCAACCGGCTGATCTTCCAGGCGGCGCGCGAGGTGTTCCGCGAGGGCGGGCACGCCGACGCCATCACGATCAACGCGAAGCTCGGCTATGCCTCCGGCTCGCCGCAGCAGCAACAGCTCATCGACCTGATGGAGGTCACGCCCACGAGCGCGAGCTGGCGCGAATATGCGCAGCTTATGCGCGAGCAGGCGGCGCTGGGCCGCATCCGTGCCCTCTCGGCGCAGATCAACGGCGCGGCTACGCTTGACGACGTCCGTCCGCTGCTCTCGGAGCTGCAAGCGCAGATGACCTCGCGCCGCGGCGTCAAGGTGGTGCCGATGCTGCAGCTCCTGCAGGACTTCTCTGCGCGCCACGCGAGCGGCGCGGCCGCGGACTATGTGGGCTTCGGGCTGGACGTGCTTGACCACAACAGTTTCATCCGGCGCGGCGACGTGGTGGTGCTGGGCGGCTACCCGAGCGACGGAAAGACGGCCCTTGCCCTGATGATGGCCTATCACATGGCAAAGACGCTCAAGGTCGGCTTTTTCAGCCTCGAAACGTCCGCCGGCAAGATCGGCGACCGCATCGTGACGCAGGGCATGAAGATCGACTTCGACGCGATCAAGCGCAGCCGCCTGACCGACCGCGACTGGGGCACCTTCGCGGTCTGCTCGGAGGACGCAGTCAAGCGCCGGCTTGACGTGATCCAGGCAAGCGGCATGACAGCGGGCGACATCATGGCGGAGTCCATCACCTACGGCTACGACGTGATCTTTGTGGACTACGTCCAGCTGATCGTCCCCGAGGGCAACCCGCGCGACTTGCGCAGCGAGCAGATGGCGACCGTCTCCCGCGCGCTGCACACCTTCGCCCAGAGCCGCGGCGTGCTGGTGGTGGAGCTGGCGCAGCTCTCGCGCCCCGAGCGCGGGGCATGGCGCGCGCCGGATATGCACGACCTCAAGGAGACGGGTCAATTCGAGCAGGACGCGGACCTTATCGTCATGGTCTACCGTCCCGATCCCAAGCAGAACTACTCGCAGGAGAAGTGCCGCGTCATCCAGATCGCCAAGAGCAAGGAGGGCAGGCGCGGCAAGGGCGTGTTTGCTTTTGACGGCAAGCATCAGACCTTCGCGCCCTACACCCGCGATGACGAGAAGGGCCGGAAGGAGAAAACGGACGGCGAAGCGCCCGGTCAGATGGCGCTCGAAGAATTGCCGGAGGACAAAAACGCGCCGTTCTGAAAAAAAATCGAGAGAAATAGAGAAACGACATGCCAAGAATCGGAGATCCCCACGCCATTTTGGCGGATATCGGCGCGGCCATCGGCCCCGGACATCGGGAGCTCCCGCGGCTGCTGCCCGGGCGCATCGTGTACATCAACCGCGCGCACCGCTGGTATCTCGTCGAGGCCGACCTCGGCGACGGCGTCAAGGTCCGCGAGGGCTTCAAATTTTGAGAGAGAAACAGGAGAACGATATGAAAACCATTGCGATCATGAACAACAAAGGCGGCGTCGGCAAGACCGTCACCGCCATCAACCTCGCCGACATCCTCGTCGCGGACTACAAGCAGCGCGTGGTGCTGGTGGACTGCGACGGGCAGGCGAACCTGACGCGCTTTTTCCTGCCGGGGGCGGACAAACTGGAGCTTATCACCACGGCGGATGTGCTGCGGGGCGACTGCGAGCCGCTGTGGAGCGACAACCTCGTGCCCATCCGGCCGGGGCTTGACCTGCTGCCGAGCAGCTCCGACCTCTACGAGCTCGACCTGCAGGCGATCAAGGACGGCGTGAGCGCGCCGGAGCGCCTGCGCCATTTCGCCGAGGCCGCGGCTGCGGACAGCGAGGTGGACTGGATGATCTTCGACTGCCCGCCGGGCTACACGCTCGCGAGCGTCGCGGCGCTGCTGAGCGTGCGTGAGGTGATGATCCCCGCGCTCGCCGACAAGTTCTCGCTCGACGGCGTGTTCGCCGTGACCGCGCAGCTGCGCGGCCTGAGCGCGGCCTGTCCGGGGCTGCGGTCCCGCGTGCTGCTGACGCAGACGCGCAGCGCGGAGGTGGTGGGCGAGTGCGAGAAGCTGCTGCGGTCGCAGCGCGTGCCGCTGTACCGCACGAAGATCCGGCGCACGGACAAGGTGCCGGAGAGCACGGTGACGCTCTCGCCGATGCGGGAATACAGCCCGCGCAGCAGCGCGGCGGTCGATTACCGCTGCCTTGCCGGCGAGCTGATGGAGGAGGTTTAACAATGGCGGGCAAAAAGTTTGACATCACGAAGTTCGCGGCGACGCTGCCCGAGGCCGTGCCCGAATCGGGCACACGGGAGCAGATCGAATACATCGACGAGGCGAAGCTCAGCGGCGACGGCGAAAACTTCTACAGCATGGAGGGCATTGAGGCTCTCGCGCAAAACATCGAGCTGGTCGGATTACAGCAGCCGCTGCGTGTTCGCCCTGACCCCGATGACGAGGGCGGCTACATCGTGGTCAGCGGTCACCGGCGCCTGACCGCGATCCGCACGATCTGCAAGGCGGACGAGCCGGAGCGCTGGCGCACGGTGCCCTGCATCGTGGAACGCGGCGAGCTGTCGCCGGCCATGCGGGAGCTGCGGCTGATCTACGCCAACAGCGACACGCGCCGGATGAGCAACGCGGACCTCAGCGCGCAGGCCGAGCGCGTGGAGAAGCTTCTCTACCAGCTGCAGGAGGAGGGCGTGGAGTTCCCCGGCAGGATGCGCGACCATGTCGCCGAGGTCTGCCAGATCAGCAAGTCCAAGCTTGCGCGGCTGAAGGTGATCCGCGAGGGGCTGAGCAAATCTGAGCAGATCGCAAAGGCGTGGGAGAAGGGCGAGCTCCCCGAGGCCGCGGCGCTCGAGATCGCCCGCATGGACGATGAGACGCAGTACAGGCTGCTGGATTGGGTGATAGACAACCACCGCACATGGACGATCAACAATGTGCGCGAGTTTTCGACCTGCTGGACCTGCTGCAAGCACAAATGCCCGGATACCGGCGGCTTCTGCCCGAACGCCGCGCGGATGTACGCTGACCGTTATCGCTACGGCGAGTGGCGCTGCGCCGGCTGCTGCCGCGAATGTCTCAGTCGTGACACCTGCTCTTCTGCGTGCCGCTTTGTTGTCGCAGAGCGGCCGCCGAAGGAGCCGGAGCCTTCCGTGCCTCGAAATCCGGCAGCCGACGACCCTCGGCTCAAGAACATGACGCCGAAATTCTGCGAGCGCGTCAAGGCACTGCGCGAGGCGACCGGACTGACGCGCAAGGAGTTCGCCGAGAGTATCGGCGAGTACCCCGGCACCTACAGCGCGTGGGAAAACAACAGCCTTGCCGGTGCGGGCTCGCTGCCCAAGCTGGCGCTGACGCTCGGCACGACGATGGACTACCTTTGCGGTCTGACGGACGATCCTTTACCGCCGCGAGACGAGTGGAGGGCTGGCGTGGATCTCGCCGCGCCGGAATGGCAGCCGCTCGACGAGGAGCACTGGCCGACCGAGGGCGCGCTGGTCGTGCTCAGTTATGAGACCGGCCTCGGCGGCAGCAGCTACCTTGTGGCCCGCTGCGCCGGCGGCGCGGATGATGAGTACCCGTTTATCTCGACGGACGCGGGGACCACGGTCGACGACATCGTCGAGTGCCGCTGCGACCGCTGGATGCCGCTTGCCGAGTGCGGCCGCGGCAAGGAGGACGCATGAAGAAGTCTGGACTGCTGCAAAAGCGCGACGCGCTGACGCAGGAGCGGCTCGACGTGATGCAGAGGACGATGAAGCAGTACATGCTCGACACGCTCCTCATCACGATGCACGAGGATTTCGGCTGGGGCTATGAGCGCCTCAGCCGCCTCGCGGAAAAGTGGGGCGAGACCTACGACCGCTATTTCCCCGCGCTCCAGAGTACCGACGAGTCGGACGTCTGGCAGGAGCGCCTTGACCGCGCGACGCTCGCTTTTCTCGGCGACCGCACATTTTACCCATTCCCGGAGCGCTATCCGGAGATCAAACGGCTCGGCTATGAGCCGAAGAGGAGGAGCCATGCTTGACTATGATGACCTCGCCCCGCGGTATGTGGGCATCTGCCTAATTTGCGGCGAGCAGGTGTTGAAAAAAAAAGGCGGTCTCGATCATGTACCGCGCACCCCGCGCGTCGGTACGGACGCTTGGGTACTTTTGCCGTGGTTGCTGGATCAAATTTTTGGAGGGGCACGGCATTTCGGAGCCGTGAAAGGAGGAGCACATGAAAAACGAAGAGATCGTCAGGGCGCTGCGGTGCATTTCCACCGCAGGCGGAGAGAATGCCTGCGAGCATTGCTCGTACTGGAAGGAAGAGGAAGTCCCGGAAGAAGAACGGCCCATATACGGAGCCGACACGATGCATTCATGCGATGTCGACCGCGTCGGACTGGACGGCGCGGATTTGATCGAGCGCCTGACCGCGCGCTGCGCGCGGTACGCCGAGGAGATCGCCGTGGCGCAGGAGCGGCAGAGATGGATCCCTGTGACGGAGCGGCTGCCGGAATTGCAGAGCTGGGGCGCATCAACAGTGGTGCTCGGATTGATAAAAAGCGAAAACGCACCTTCGTTGAATAAACTGCACGACCTGACATTATGCGTCTACTGCGATAACGGTATCTGGTCAATGCCTGGGCGATATGCAGCTATTACCCACTGGATGCCGCTGCCGGAGCCGCCGGAGGCGGAGTGATGGAACGACTGACAAGACGGATTAACGGCGTTGTGGTCTACGTTGGCGCGAAAAATCCTTACTCGACTGGACAGATTCCCTGCGAGGTTGAACCCGCAGGTGTCCGAGAGATGATGGACCGCCTTGCCGCCTACGAGGACTCAAAACTAACGCCGGAACGCTGTGCCGAATTTGCGCGAGCAGACGCGGAAGGACGGTACATCGTAATGCGTGATGCGGAGCAGGAGGGAGTGGCCCGCCTGCGCGAGCTGGCCGAGGCCGACAGAGCCGGTCGGCTGGTGGTGCTGCCGTGCAAGGTGGGAGATACGGTGTGGGTGACTGGCCGTGACAATGTGCCGCGAGAAATGGAGCTTGAAGCCCCGGACATCAGAGCTGTTTGCACGGATGAGGATAATCTGTGTATGTCAACGTGCAATCGCAAGCCGGACGGGTTCTGCGCGTATCGTCTGCGTAATGATGGTGCTGACATCGGCAAGACCGTATTTCTCACCCGCGAGGAGGCGGAGAACGCATTGGAGGCGATGAAGGATGTTTGAGCTCAGATTAGGCGACCCTCATTTCGCGGAAAACGCGGTTGCGGCAATGAGCCTGAAAAAGGTGGGATTCCGGGACGACGAGCTGGAGCTGCTCTACCAAAAGCAGCTTGAAGAGGATGCAAAGGAGGCAGCTAATGACTGACATGGAACGCAAGACCTTCTGTGCAGCGCTCAGCCGCTACGGCGCGCAGGCGCAGATCACGATGGTCTTTGAGGAGATGGCCGAGCTGCAGGACGTGCTGTGCAAGTTCCTGCGCGGGCGCGTGGACGGTGACACGCTCGCAAACATCGCCGAAGAGATCGCCGACGTCGGGATCATGCTCGACCAGATGGCGATCGAGTTTGAGGTCGAGGACGCGGTGGCGGAGCAGCGGGCACACAAGGTCCGGCGGCTGCGGGAAAGGATTGAGAACGATGAATGAATACATCGACCGTGATGCGCTGCGTCAAGCGGTGCTGGAAAGCCAGCACGACAACTCCCATCCACGTGGTTGGGCTCATATTGCACATGACTGTGAGCACGCACACTTTGTAGCGATGATCGCCCGCTTCCCAGCCGCTGACGTTGCGCCGGTGGTGCATGGGTGCTTCGAGCCGTGTTTTGACGAGAACGGTAATTGGCGGCAGGGCTTTGCGAAATGCTCGAATTGCGGCAAGGAATACTACGCACAGGTAATTAACCATTTTGGTTACTGCCCCAACTGCGGGGCGAAAATGGACGGAGGTGCTGACAATGCCTGAATTTAGACGCTTGACCTACAAGACGCCGGACGGGGCGTGGGGCATCAAGGGCGTGAGCCTGCTCTCCTGCCCGGCGCGGCTCTACGGCGCGGCCGCAAAGCTGTGCGACATGGAGAGCCTGTGCGAGGACGTGTACTGCGCCAAGGACGCCGAGCTGACGCTCGACGCGCTGCAGGAGCTGGTGGACAAGGGCCTCGGCGGGCGCTTCCTCGATCTGCGCAAGGCGCTGGAAGGGGTGGATCTATGACGGGGAGCAAGGTGTTGATCGTCAAATTGCCGGAGCTGCACGCCGACGTCAAACAGCTCGAGGCGTTCCGCGCCTATGTGTGCGACGCGCTCGGCGCGGGCACGCTGGTGCTGCCGTCCGGCACGACCTACGCGGTCGAGGAGTTCCCTGCGCTCGGCGCGGTGGAGGTGGTCGCAAAGCCGGTGCCCGATTCGGGCACGGAAAAGGTCCCTCCCAAGAAGGAGCTGCCCGACATCCCCGCGGCGGAGGGCGTGAGCCGACCGGAGCCGAAGCCGGTCGAGCCGCCGGAGAGGCCGCCCGAGGAGAAAGCCGACGTGCCGAAGCCGACGGAGATCAAGCTGCCGTTGGCGGTCGGTCAGGCAACGCCGCGGTTTGCCGGGAAGGCGTCGAGCGAGAAAGCGGACATCCACGCCCGGTTGAACCGGTACTGGTCGGAAAAGGGGCCGGGCTCGATGATCAAGCTCTCCGAGGCCTGCGGGCTGGACGCCTCGAAACTCTACCTGATGCAGCGCAACGACGGGAAGTTTGACATTGAGCACTGGTGCGCGGTCAACGCGGGTCTGGACAAGCTCGGATACGGAGGGACGAAATGACAAGAAAACGGATGATCAAGCTGCTGATGGGTTTCTATTGCAACCGGAACAACGCTGTGCGCCTTGCAAACAAATGCGACGGAGATCTATCGCATGAGGCTGTCTTTTACCATCTTTTAGAGGAATTTTATCGAGATTATCTGCGAGAGCTGGAGCGATTTGTTATTGAGGGCGACATGACCGGCGCGGTCGCCGGCATGGTCGGGAGCATGTATGGCTGAGCTGTGCGTGGTCACGCAGCGGAGCGGTCCGCTGACGAAGACCTACACTACCGACCGGTTCCGCCTCGTCTCATGGGCGGGCGAGCAGCAGTGCCGCGGCTCGCCTGCGCTGCCCTCCATGTGGAGCTCCAGCGCGGAGAAACTGGAGCTCTACCTCGCCCTCTTCGGGTACCTGGGCGTCCACTATGTTCTGACTTTTGACGATGCGCACCTGCCGGCGTCTTTCGAGGACGTCAAGCGGTGCTTTGCCGCGTTCTGCAAGCGCGTGCGGCGCTTCGACCCGAGCATCCGGCGCTATGTCTATGCGGTGGAGGCGGGGCATAGTAATAGGCGCTGGCACATCCATTTTGTGGCAAGCGAGGACGATTTGCCGTTTGCCGTGGTGCAGTTCCTGTGGGGCTACGGCTTCGTCAATCCGGGCTACAAGGAGTATCCCGTGCTCAGCCGCAACGGCGGCTACCGGCGGCTTGCGCGGTATTTCTGCAAGCCGGACGAGATGATCCCGCTCGGGAAACATCCGTGGGGCGTGGCGCGCGGGATGCGGCAGCTGATTCCTCCGCGCACGGTGCGCGTGCAGACGCGAGCGCCCGCGATGCCGCGTGAGACCTTCTGGAACGAGCGCTCGCGGCCGCTGGCGCGTGAGGTGAACGGCATGTCGGCATGGCGCATCGAGTACGCGGACTGGATCGCAAAACCGCCGGAAAACGCAAGGACTTTTATTTTAGATTTATGAATCTAAGATAATACTTCTATAGAACGTTTCTACTTGACGCTATGCGTTATTTGTAGACAAGAGGCAAAAAGGAGGCAAAAAGTGTTGCAATCAAAACGGAATGATGGTAAACTGGTCACAAAGGACGGATGGCTGATGTGCCCGAGATGCGGGCGCGGCAAAGTCCTTCGGCTCGATCCCGGAACCAGAGCAAAAGACTTGCCGGTCTACTGCAAGTGCTGCCGGATGGAGTCCATCGTGAATATCGACGAGTGCCTGTGCCTTAGCGCCTGCGCCACATGATCCGCTGTATGCGGTTTGTGTCGGTGCAGGCTTTTTGTTTTGCCCGGAGGTGATAGCCCGATGGCCTTAAAGCCGCTCCGACCCTGCCGGCATCCCGGCTGCTGCGTGCTGGTGAGCGATGGATACTGCGACGCCCATCGGCCGCGCGGCGACCGGCGCAGTGAGGAAGCGCAGTCCTGGCGCTGGATGTACCAGACCGACGAGTGGAAGCTCGACCTGCGGCCGGCGCAGCTGCTGCGCGAGCCGTTCTGCCGCGAGTGCGCCCGGCACGGGCGGCGGGTCCGCGCGACGGACGTGGACCACATCGTCGACCACAAGGGCGACTGGTCAAAGTTCTGCGACCGTAGCAACCTCGAGAGCCTCTGCCACAGCTGCCATAGCCGCAAGACGGCGCGAGAAATGCACGAAAACCGCAGCAAATCAAAGCGCCGCGGCGCGGCGTCGAGGCAGTAGGCTTGGGCGCTCGGGCGCGTCGCGAGAGCGTCGCGCGGGGCTTCCTTGCAGACCCCTCCCCGGGGTCAGAAAGTTTTGGCGCTGCCCTTGGAAACCGCCGGCCCTCCCTCGTGCGAGATTTTTTCCCCACGGGGAATTTTCGGAAAAGCTCCTGCGTGTTCCCCGCTCTTTGACCGGGGCGGTCATGAATTTCCTCCTACCCCGCGGCCCTCGAATCGCGAGGGGCGGGGAATGCGCAGGAGCGCCGCCGGTGGCGGAGAAAGCGACTAAGCATTCGAGTGCGCGGCGCTGTCGCCGCAAGCAGAAGCGCCGCGGGAACGGCCTGCCGCGACGGTGGGCCAGATGCGCAGGAGCAAAGAAAAGCAAAACGCCGCCCTGCCTGGGCCGAAGGACTGCGCTTGATGCGTGGTGTATTGACGTAGGCCCGGTGGGGCGGATACTAAAGCGTCCGGTGTGGTCCCCGGCTCTTGAAGCCGGCCATAGCCTTCACGGATCTGTCCCCCGCGCCCTCAGCGTTGAGGGCCGGGGACTGCATCGGAGATATCGACAGGAGGCAAGGCATGGGAAAGAAGCAGACAGCAGGACAGACGCCGGTGCGCGTGGCGGTCAAGGACCTGCCAACAATACGCATCGACGAGCTGGTCCCCTATGCAAACAACGCGAAGATCCACGGGCCGGAGCAGATCGAGCAGCTGCGGCGCAGCCTGCGCGAGTTTGGCTTCGTCTCGCCGGTGCTGATCGACGAGGACAAGAACCTGATCGCCGGACATGGCCGCGTCGAAGCGGCGCAGGCCGAAGGCATGACCGAGGTCCCGTATGTGACGGTGAGCGAGCTGAGCGAGGCGCAGCGCCGCGCCTACATCATCGCCGACAACCGACTTTCCGAGACGGGAGAGTGGGACGCAGCGCGGCTCAAGTTTGAGATGGAAGAGCTAAGCAGCCTTTCTTTCGACACCGCGCTGACCGGTTTCACGATGGACGAGATCGAGACGATCCATGTCAGCGCCCACGAGCGGACGAAACCAGCGGCAGACGGAAACCACTTCTGGGGAGATGTCGAGAGCGAAAGCAGCGAGGATTATGAGAAATTTGTGGATAAATTCAAGCCAAAACTCACCACCGACGACTGCTACACGCCGCAGAACATCTACGAGGCGATCCGCGATTGGGCTTTGGAGCACTACGGCTTGCAGGGCGCGCCGGTTGTTCGGCCATTTTACCCCGGAGGCGACTATGAACACGAGCCCTACCCGGACGGCTGCGTGGTGATCGACAACCCGCCGTTTTCGATCCTCTCGCAGATCTGCCGATTTTACACGGAGCGCGGCATCCAATTTTTCCTTTTTGCGCCGGCACTGACGCTTTTTAGCATCGCGGCCGGGACATGCAACTATTTGCCGATGTCTTGCCGCATCACCTATGAAAACGGCGCGGATGTGCGCACAAGCTTTGTGACCAACCTTGGAGACTGGAAAATTGAAACGGTGCCGGAGCTGTGGCGCAGGGTGGATGAGCTGAACACGCAGAACACCTGTGAGGGTGCGGCGGAGTTGCCCGGATACACCTACCCGGACTGCGTGATGACACCGATCCGCATTGCGCCGACCGCCAAGTGGCAGGCGCTGCGTGTGCGGGCGGAGGACGCCGCCTTTACACGGGCGCTGGACGAGCAGCGCGCACAGAAAAAAGCCATCTACGGCGCGGCGTTTCTTCTTTCGGAGAAGGCGGCGGCGGAGAAGGCTGCGGCGGAGAAGGCTGCGGCGGAGAAGGCTGCGGCGGAGAAGGCTGCGGCGCATGTTTGGGAGCTGAGCGACCGCGAAAAGGAAATTGTCGCCGCGCTGGGAAAGCATGACGATTGCTGAAGCGGAGCGGATCATGTCCGCGACGGCAAGCCCGTATCTCAAGCGGGACATGGAGCGATATATTCGGCGGCAGCGCAGAAAGGAGCGCGGAGATGGCAGGAGCAAGACAACCGACCGATCTGGTCATGAGGAACGGGCGCAAGCACATGACGCGCGCCGAGGAGGACGCGCGGCGCGACCGTGAGGTGGTGGTGCCTGCGCCGCAGCGGGCAAAGCCGCCCAAATGGCTGCCCAAGGAGCTGCATCGCGAGTTTCGCGCGATCGGCAAGCAGCTCATCGACGTGGGGCTCTACACCGACCTCGACGCGGACAACCTCGGGCGCTATCTGGTCGCCCACCACGAGTATATCAGCGCGACGGCGGAGGTGCAGCGGGCCTTGACCCAATCGCCGGGCCACGCGCGCGACTTAGAAGCGGCGGACGGCTGGGGGCGCGTGCAGGAGCGCTACTTCAAGCAGGCGCGCAACTGCGCGAACGACATGGGCCTGACGGTATCGAGCCGCTGCCGGCTGGTGCTGCCGAGCAATCTGCCCGCGGCGGCGTTCACGCCGGAGAGCGGGGCGGATGAGTTTACGGAGCGGCTGCGGCAGCGGCAGGTGGACGCGCTGGCGCGGAGCCTGTAGCATGGCATACGTTTTTGACCGCGAGGCGGGGCAGTTCGTGTGCGACTTCGTTGAGCGCCTGCCGACGACCGACACGGGCAATCTCTTCTGCCTTTACGACTGGCAGCGCGATGCGCTGATGGAATTTTACGGCACGATGGACGTGCCCGAATCGGGCACGGAGGAGAGCGCGGAGCGGCTGCGCCGGTACTGGTACCTCTACCTCGAGATCCCGAAGAAGAACGGCAAAAGCGAGCTGGCTGCGGCGCTGGCCCTCTATCACCTCTTCGCGGACGGCGAGCTGAACGCGGAGGTCTACGTCTGCGCGGCGGACAAAGATAACGCCTCGATCGTCTACAACGCGGCGATCTTTATGGCGACGAGCGCGCCGTGGACGGCGAAGATGATCGCCCAGGGCGAGCTGCGGCCCATCGAGAGCCGCAAGCGCATCGAGTACCGCAAGCGCGTGAAGACCGGCAACGGCGGCTACAAGTGGATCACGGTCGGCATTTTGCAGGTCCTCTCCGCCGAGGCGTACAGCAAGCACGGCTACAAGCCGAGCTGCGTCATCTTCGACGAGCTGCACGCGCAGCCCAACCGTGAGCTGTGGGACGTCATGACCGGCGCGGCAGGCGCAAGCCGACGGCAGCCGGCATGGATCGTGTTGACGACCGCGGGCGACGACCCCGACCGCAGCTCCATCGGCTGGGAAATCCACGAGAAAGCTGTGGGCATCCGCGACGCGCGGCAGCTGCGGCGCATCCGGAGCGATGGCGGCGACGTTCGCTCGGTCCTCTCCCTCCGGCATGTCGGGGACGAGGACCTTGCGGACGCGGAGACCGAGCTGCTCGGCCGTGACGAGGAAAACTGGCTGCCGATCCTCTACGGCCTGACGGCGTTGTTCGGCGATGATCCGGACGACCTGGAAAAACTCGACATCTGGGACGAGAGCCTGTGGTATCTCTGCAACCCTTCGCTCGGCAAGCATCTGAGCCTGCGCAACATCCGCATGGAGGCGGCGAGCGCAAAGCGCAGCGAAGCCGAGGAGCGCGTATTCCGATGGCTGCGGCTCAACCAATGGATCACGACGAAGTCGGTCGGCTGGATCTCGCTCAACCTCTATGACAAGACGCAATGGGGGCCGAGCAAAAAGCGCGAGCGCGAGGAATGGCTGCGGCAGCTGGACGGGAAGCTCTGCTACGGCGGCGTGGACCTTTCCACGAGCCGCGACCTGACGGCCTTTGTTCTGCTCTTCCCGCCCCAGCCGGGGCTGGACGCGGCGGTGCTGCTGCCCTATGGCATCTGGCGGCCCGAGGCGACGGTGGACGAGGCGGAAAAGCGCGACCACGTCCCCTACCGGGACTGGGCGCGTGCCGGCTTCCTCGACCTCTGCCCCGGCGAGGTCATCGACTACGGTGCGGTGGAGGAGCGCATCCGCGAGGCGCGGGAGCGCTACGACCTGCGCATGGTGGGCTTTGACCCGTATCTGAGCCGGACCATCACGCAGCGGCTCGCGCCGATCGTGCCGATCATCGAGATCCCGCAGGACCTCAAGAACATGAGCCCGGCGATGAAGGAGACGGACGACATGATGCAGCGCCACACGCTGCTGCACGTCCACAACACCTGCTTCCGCTGGACCTTTGGCAACGTCCGCTGCCATGCGGATGGAAACGGCAACACCAAACCGCTCAAGAATAAATCAACGGGGCGCATCGACCCGGCGGTCGCGAGCATCATCGTGATGGCCGTGTGGATGGTTGCCAGGAACCAGAAACCGGATCTCGCCGCGGCGGTGGCGCGTCCGGGCTTCACGCTGTGAGGGAGGAGGAAAAAGCTGTGGAAAAGCTGCGAGACGCCGCGCTGCTGCTCGGCGTGCTGCTCATTACGCTCGGCGCGGGCATGATCTACCTGCCCGCCGGCTTGATCGTGGGCGGCATTATGATGATCGCAATGGCCGTCATTGACGGCTTTGACGATAGTGCAAACGACGAAGGGAGTGATGGTCAAGCATGAGCATCATCAAGGGCCTGCGCGCGGCGACCGCACGCTCGCCCACCGTGAGCAAGTCCGTAACGGTTGGCAGCCTGACGGCCTCCGGCGGTCTGGCCGCCGGCGAGGACCCGCAGAGCGCGGCGCGCAAGCTCAGCGCGGTCGACCGCTGCATTGAACTGCTGAGCGACAGCATCGCGAAGCTGCCGAATTATGTGATCGACACGAGGACGCGCGATCGCACGGACCACGAGCTGCTGCGGCTGCTGAACATCCGGCCGAACGAGGCTATGACCCCATTCATTCGCAAAAAGGTGCTGGAGACGAGCCGCCTTGAAGGCGGCAACGGCTACGACTGGATCGTGCGCGACGAGCGCACGGGCAAGCCGGTGGAGCTGATCCCGGTGCCGTGGTATCTGGTGCAGCCCTGGCACGACATGGCGGGGCGCGTGTGGTACGACGTAACGCATCCCTTCTCCGGCAAGGTCATGCGATTGCCGAACGAGGACGTGTGCCACTACAAGAACGCCACGCGCAACGGCCTGCTCGGTCTCGGCACGGTGACGCGCGCCGGCGAGGTGATCGCCGCGGCGCGGGCCGCGCAGGAGTATGAGCTGAGCTACTATGCCAACGGCGGGCAGCCGGGCGGCGTGTTGGAGACCGACACCGACCTCGGCGGCTATGTCACCGATGCCAATGGCAAGCCGGTCAAAGCGGCGGACGGCTCGTTCATGACCAAAAAGGACCGGCTGCGCGCCGAGTGGGAGCGCGTCCACATGGGGCCGAGCAAGGCGCACCGGACGGCGATCCTCGACCTCGGTCTCAAGTACACGAGCATCGCGGGGACGAACCGCGACGCGCAGTTTGTGGAAAACAAGCAGCTGTCGATCACGGACATTGCGCGCTACTTCGGCGTGCCGCTCTACAAGCTCAATGAGGGCAAACAGGCCTACGGCAGCAATGAGCAGAACGCGATCGAGTATGTCGTCGGCACGCTGCACCCCATCGTGACCCAGTACGAGGAGGAGCAAAGCTACAAACTGCTGACCGACAGCGAGCTGGCCGCGGGGCTGGAGCTGCGCATCAACATGATGGCAGAGCTCAAGGGCGACACGGCGAGCCGCGCGAACTGGTACCGCACGATGAGCGAGCTGAGCGTATTTAGTCCCGACGACATCGCGGCGCTGGAGGATCTGCCGAACGTGCCGGGCGGCAACCGCAGGCGCGCGAGCCTGAACTATGTGCCGCTTGACCTGTGGCCGGAGCTGAGTGCGCAGAGAAACGGCGGCGCGGCCGCCGGAGAGGAGTAAACCACATGGAAATGATCTACAAGGCCGCACGGCTGGAAAAGGAAACCGCCGGCGCACTGGAGCTTGCAATGATCAACGAGCAGACGCTGCGGGAACTGACCGAGGATGAAGTGTTTACCTTCCGCCTGACGGCCTGTGACAACCAGGTCGACCGCGATGGCGAGCGCTTTACCGAGGCGACGCTTGAGCAGCTCGGCAAGCTCTACATCGGCAAGCCCGTGCTGCGTGACCACCGCTGGAGTGCGGAAACGCAGACCGCGCGCGTCTATGATGCGCATCTGGAAAAGCGGGGCGACATCAAGCGTCTGGTGCTCAGCTGCTACATGATCCGCACGGCGAGCACCGCAGACACCATCGCCGCCATCGAGGGCGGCATCCTGCGCGAGTGCAGCGTGGGCTGCGCGGTGGAGCATGTCAACTGCTCGATCTGCGGCGCGGACCAGCGCAAAACGCTGTGCGAGCACTGGCCGAACCGCGAGTATAACGGGCAGCTCTGCCACTTCGAGCTCGACGGCGCGGCGGACGCCTACGAGGTGAGCCTCGTGGCGGTGCCCGCGCAGCCGGAGGCCGGCGTGGTAAAGGCGAAGCGCTACGGCGGCGCCGAAATGAAGGAGACCCACGCGCCGGAGGGCGCGGATAACAACGAGCACTGGGCGGACGAGGCCGCACTGGAGCTTGAAAAAATGAGATTTTAAGGAGGCAAAAAATGCGCAGAAAGTACAACGACCTGCTGGCGAAGCGCGCCGGCATGCTCACGGAGGCCGAGGGCCTGCTTAAGGAGGGCAAGCGCGAGGACTATCGGAGCAAGATGACCGAGATCGAGAACCTCAACAGCGAGATCACCGAGGTCAAGACCCTCATCGACGAGCAGGACCGCCTGTTCATGCAGAAGCAGGATACTCCGGGCGAGGCCAGGGACAAGGCTCTCGAGCGCGCGGAGATCCTGCGCAAGGGCGGCGAGGTCAAGTTCAGCGCGGCGGAGGTCCGCAAGGCCATCACGCTCGCGACCACCTCGCTCGCCGAGCCCACCGGCGTAGGCCGCGACATCCGCGGCGGCGACGCGCCCCTCAGCGCGATCATCGACCAGGTCAGCGTGGTCAACCTCTCCGGCCTGGGCGAGTATCAGGAGCCTTATGTGATCTCTGAGCTCGACGCCAAGGTCGGCACGGTGGCCAGCACCGCGGGCAAAGCCCGCACGGCAAGCACCGACCCCACCTTCGGTGTGGCGCAGATCAAGCCCTACGACATGAGCGTGACGAGCTTTGTCGACCGCAATATTGGCAACCTGACCCCCGCGGACTATTACGCGAAGATCTACGGCATGGCGATGCGCGCCATGCGCCGCAAGTGCTCCGAGCTGATCGTCAACGGCGACGGTGAGAGCAGCCATGTGTTCTACGGCATGAAGATCGCCAAGAACAAGGCGGGCGCGAACATCTTCGCCAGCGTTGACGTGAGCGCGGTGGACGTCAACCTGCTCGACACCCTCTATTTTGCCTACGGCGCGGACACCGAGGTCGCCGGCAGCGCCCGCCTGCTGCTCACCAAGGAAGACCTCAAGGCCATCGGTCAGCTGCGCGGCACGAACGAAAAGCGCCGCCTGTTCACCATCGAGCCGGACATGGCCAACCCCAACGTCGGCGTGATCCGCGACGGCGGCGTGGTGATCCCCTACACCATCTGCCCGGACCTCACCAGCCTAAGCACCGCGACCGCGAGCACGAGCGCCGCGATCCAGACCATGATCTACGGCAACCCGCTCAACTATGAGCTGGGCCTGTTCTCCGACTTCACCGTGCGCGTGGACGAGAGCTACAAGGCGCAGGAGCGCCTGCTGACCATCCTCGGCGACGTGATGGTCGGCGGCAACCTTGTGGTCGACAAGGGCGTTGTCGTGGCGACGCTGCCCAAGAGCGGCTCGTAAGAAATGCTGACGGAGCATCTGGCGGACATCGCCGCCTATTGCAAGGTCGACGCGGACGACGCGGAGCTCCCCGGCTTTGTGGACGCGGCAGCGGCCTACCTCGCCGGCGCGGGCGTGCGCGAGCCGCAGGACGGCTCGCCGCGCTATGCGCAGTATCTGCAGTGCGTCAAGTACCTCGCGCTCGACCTCTACGACCGGCGCGACACGGCGGTCGATGGGGCGCTCGGAGACAATCCCGCCTTTCGGCGCCTCATCAACCAGCTCAAGCTGACCGAACCCGTGCCCGATTCGGGCACGGGCGAGGGAGCGGAGGGAGGCGCGTGATGCACGTTGACGCAGGAAAGCTCTCGAAGCGCATCCAGTTTTTGCGCAAGACGACGAAAAAGGACGCCGACGGCTACGATGTCCCCGGCGAGCCGGAGCCCGTGCGCGAGACCTGGGCACAGTTCAGCCAGACGAGCGGCACGGAGCTGATTCGGGCAAACGCCGAGTTCGGCGAGGCGAAGGTGCGCTTTCTCACGCGCGTGAACCCGGAGCTGCTTGACCGGCGGCTCCTGATCCGCTACGACGGGCGCGACTATAACATCCTCTACGTCAACACCTACGGCGACGAGGGGAAGTACATGGAGTTCTGGTGCGAGCGCATCACGCAGGAGGGCAAGGTATGACGCTGAATGAGCGAATCATCGCGGTCGTGACGCCGATCGTGCCGGTGTGCGTGCCGGATCTGCTGGTCACGGAGGCGGGCGAGACGCCGCCGGAGGAATACTGCACGTTCAATTTCCCGCTCGAGCCCGAGGCGCTTGCCGACGACACCGCGCAGCTGCAGCGCGCGCTCGTGCAGCTGCACTACTTCGCGCCGCTCAAGACGAACACCGTGCCAACGCGCCGCGCACTCTGGGCGGCGATCGCAGCCGCGGAGGACTTTTCCCCCGCACTGATCGAAAACGCGACCGACCACACAGGACAGCACTATGTCTTTGAGTTCGATGCGGTTGGGCGCTGGCTGGGAGATGAGCGCAGTGGCTGAGATCCGTTTTGACGGGCTGGACACCTTTGTCCTTTCGATGCGGCAGGTCGCGGAGCTGCCCAACGACGTGCATGACGCGATGCTCAACGCCGGGGCTGACGTGGTGGTCGAGGCACAGCGCGCCGAGGCGCGCAAGCTCGGCAAGCCCGGCGGCTACCGCAATAGCCGACAGAGGCGCGACTATTCGACCGGCATAACGGCGGAGTGCATCAAAAAGGGCAAGGTCAAGGTGAAAAACGGCGAGCGCGGCATCTATGTGACGCCAACCGGCACGCGCCGGCGCGGCAATACGACCACGCGCAACGCCGAGATTGCCTACGTCAACGAGTACGGCACGAAGACCATCCAGGCGCGCGGCTTTATTCGTAAGGCAAACGAGAAGTGCGCCGACGAGACCACGACCGCGGAGTTTATGGTCTACAACCGATTCCTCGAATCCAAAAACCTGTAAAGGAGGGCACAACTATGCCTCAGTACGGAGCGAAAAATCTCCAGTGGGCGCCGTTCGCGGCGTCAAACCCCGAGCCGGAGGACGCGCTGCCCAACTACGGCACGCCGATGAAGCTCGGCGACCTCATGAGCGTCGCCGAAACGCTCAACTTTTCCGAGGTCGAATCGCGCGCGGACGATGTGCGCAAGATCTACCTGCGCGAGTTCGTTGACGGCTCGCTTGCCGTCGGCGTGCTGGAGCTGCCCAACGAGACCGCCTCGGCCGTCACCGGCGCGCAGATCGACAGCACCGAAGGCGCGAAGGACATCCATTTCTCCAGCAACGACACCGCGCCCTACGGCTGCCTCGGCTTTTACACGACCAACATCAAGGCCGACGGCTCGAAGTATTACAAGGGCATCTTCTACCCCAAGGTCAAGGCGAGCCTCGACGGGCGCACCTATAACACAAAGCAGAAGACCATCGTGCTCGACAGCCCCAAGCTGACGCTCTCGGTGGACGCCTGCAACACCGGCGAGTACCGCATCGAAAGCGACGAGCTCACGACCGAGGCCGCCGCGAAGACGTGGGTCAACGGCAAGGTCAAGGCCACGTCCGGCGGCTAAGGAATCCGAAAAGGCGCAGCACCCCGCTGCGCCTTTTCTCAAATCGGAGGTAAATATGAAACTACACGAAGTTGATCTCTGCGGGCAGCACCTGCATCTCTGCCTCAACGGGCAGGCGCTGTTCGATCTCTACGATAAATATGGCACCAAGGGCTTTATCACAGATCCTATCAAGGGCAGCGGCAAGAAAAGCTTCGAGGCGGTGTGCTACTACCTATTCAAGCTCTCCGAGCAAGGCGAGCTCTATCGGCGCTGGCAGGGCCAGACGCACGGCCCTGTCCTCACCGAGCAGTTTTTCCGCGTCAACCTCGCCCCGCGCGAGGTCGCCGCGGCGAAGGACGCCATCCTCGCCGCCATCGTCCTCGGCTTCCGGCGCGAGGAGAAAGAGACGGGCGACCTTGACCTCGGCCTTGTGGAGCTTCAAAAAAAAACGGAGTCTCCGTGACGCGCGCGCTCTGGCTCCAGCTCCTGACGCAGTTCCTGCGCCTGGATCTGCGCGAGGGGCTTCTGCTCACGCCGGGGCAGGTCATGGACCTGCAAACGCTTGAGGAGCGGCGGCGCGGACTGAATAGAGAGGAGGGTGCGTGATGGCAGTACGCCAGATCACCACGCGGCTCGCTATCGACGGCGAGCAGGAATACAAAAAGCAGCTCGCGGCGGTCAACCGCGAGCTGGGCAACCTCGGCGCGGAGATGAAGCTCGTCGACGCGCAGTTCAAGGGGCAGGCGAACAGCTCCGAGGCTCTGCGCGCCAAGCACGACCTGCTCAGGCAGTCGATTGAGCAGCAGACCGTCAAGGTCGAATCGCTCAAAGATGCGCTCGAGGAAGCAAAGCAAGCCTACACCGAAAATGACGCCCGCACCGACAGCTACCGCAGGCAGCTGCTCAGCGCGGAGACCGCGCTCGCAAAGCTCAACGACGAGCTGGTCGAAAACGAAAAGTATTTGGACGAGGCCGAGCAGAGCGCCGACGGCTGCGCAAAGAGCATCGACGGCTTCGGCAAGGCGGTCAAGGAAGCCGCGGACGAGACTGGCACGCTGCCCGGCCCGCTCGGCGACATTCAGAACGCCCTCAAGGACTTGCGCAACGAGGACGGCAGCTTCAACCTGTCAAATCTGACAGGCGCCCTCAGCACGATCAAGGGCGCGCTTGTCGGCGGCGCGATCGTTACAGGCGCAAAAGAGGTTATCGATGCAATTTTTGAAATTGTAAACTCGACCGAGGAATATCGCGAGTCTATGGGCAAACTGGATGTTGCCTTTGAGCAGAACGGTTATTCGCTCGCCGACGCAGAGGCTGCCTATAAACGGTTCTACGAAATAACAGGTGATACAGGTGCATCCGTGACGGCGGCAAATAACCTCGCTTCGCTTGGACTCGAGTTTGACCAACTGCAGCTTTTGATCGAAGCCGTATCGGGCGCATACGTCTCATTCGGCGACAGTATTCCGATTGACAGCCTTTCTGAATCCATCGTAGATACGGTCTCCCTTGGAAAGGTGACCGGTTCTCTGGCGGATGTTTTAAACCGACTGGGCATGAGCGAAGAGATGGTAAACAAAGAGCTTGAGGCGATGCCTCTCAATTCGCAGAAGTTGCTGTACATTTTTTCAATCTTTGCCACTTCGGCGCTGCCGGAAACGGCTGAGGAGTATGACGAAGCGGCGGCGTCGGTTATCGCCATGCGAGATGCTCAACTTGAGTTAAACGCAGCAATGGCTGAGCTCGGCGAATTGTTGTCGCCTCTTGCGTCTGATTTGGTGCAGTTCGGTGCAGATGTTGCCGGCGTCGCAGCCGACATTATTGAAAAAATCGAATATCTCGTCACAAAAGCCCAAGAGGCCAAACAGGCCATTGATGAACTTGCCGAGCGAAATGCAGCCGTTGGCGTCGCAAAAGAAAGCCTTGGCTGGATTCGAGATATTTCCTTAGAGGGCATGGTCTCCCAAATCCCATTTCTTAACATCCCCTACAACATCTACAAGGGCGCTAAGTGGCTCTCCGGCTCCCACGCCGCGGGGCTCGACCGCGTGCCCTACGACGGCTATCTCGCCGAGCTCCACGCGGACGAGGCGGTGCTCAATGCGCAGGAGGCCGCGCTCTGGCGCTCTGCCGCGCGCTACGGCGCATCCGGCGCTCCGTCGGCATCTACCCCTGCCCCGTCTCCCGCGACCGCACAGAGCGCCGCACGGCGCGAGAACGTGACCATTGACGTCACGCTCGAGCTGGACGGTCAGACGCTCGCGCGCAAGCAGTACCCGCTCATGCAGGCCGAGGGCCGCCGGCGCGGTACCCCGCTGGCCGGAAAGGAGGGCACCTGATGGCAAAATATCCAGCTATCGTGGATGGGCAGGACTTCACCGACCTGTTCCACAAGTACGGCTACGAGGTCACCTATGAGTTCCGCGAGGGCGAGAACGGCGGCCTCATGTGCTCCGGCGAGGAGCAGCGCGATCTGCTCGCCATCAAGCCGACGATCGTCGGCACCACCAACGACGCGCCGACCGAGCGCATCACCGCGCTGCTGACGGCCTGCCTCAAAAACGAAGTCCTCTTCCGCTACTTCGACCTCTGGACCGGCGCGGAGAAAACCATCACCGCGCACCCCACGGTCGACACCGTGTCCGTCCTGCTCGACGACGGCGGCACGCACTGGTGGAGGGGCTTCCGCGTGACCATGAGGGCCAAGTGATGAGTCTGAACACCGTGAAATACAAAGGCGAGCTCCTCGCCGAGGACGAGCGCATCAGCACCGACACCCCCGGCGTGCTGGGCGAGTATAAGGAGCTGCGCGCGGACGCGCTCGAGGCCGACACGCTCGACATCACCGTTTTGTCCGAATCGGGCACGATCCGGAATTTCAAGAAAAACGACAAGGTCGAGTATTTCCGCTCCGGCAGCCGCGTCGGCGTCTACTACCTGCAGAGCGTCACGCGCGTGGGGCCGAAGCTCTACACGCTCTCTGCGCTTTCCGCGGTCGGGCTGCTGATCGTCCGACCGCACCGCGGCGGCATCTACACCGGGCAGACGGTCGCCGAGGTCGTCGCGGAGATCTGCGGCGACATCCCTGTGCTCATCGAGACCGCCTACCGCGGCATCAAGCTCTACGGCTGGCTGCCCATCGCCTCGGCGCGCGACAGCCTCGTGCAGGTGCTCTTTGCCATCGGCGCGTGGCTGCACACGGACGAGAACGGCACGCTGCGCGTGCAGAAGCTTTGGGACGGCACGGCGAGCATCATCGGCCCCGGGAGCGTCCACGCTGCGAACATCCAGGTCAAGTACCTCGATCCCGTCAGCGCGGTCGCCGTCACCGAGCACCAGTACATTGCCGGCACAGAGGACGTCACGCTCTTTGAGGGCACGGCCCAGCAGGGCGATGTGATCGAGTTTGACGAGCCGGCGCACACGCTCACGGCCGAGGGCTTCACGATCCTCGAAAGCGGCGCGAACTACGCCATCCTCTCCGCAGGCACCGGCAAGCTCACCGGCAAAAGCTACATCCACAATCGGCGCGTCGTCACACGCACCGTGACCGAGGGCGTAGCGGAGAATGTTGAGCCGATCACCGACGCGACGCTCGTCTCGCTCGTCAACTCCTCCGCGGTCGCGCAGCGCATGGCAGCCTATTACGCCTGCCGCGAGCAGCTCACCGTGGACGTCAACCCAGCAGCCGAGCACGCCGGGCACGTCGTCTCGCTCTGGAACGAGTGGGACAAACAGCAGACGCTCGCCTGCATCGCCTCGCGCGAGACGAAGATCTCCGGGCTGCTCAAGTCCCGCACCTCGGCGCTCGTCGGCTTTCTGCCCCCGCAGCCGGAATCATCGGAGTATTTTGACGAGCGCGTCATCCTCACAGGCGCAGGCGAGTGGACGGTCCCGGAGGGCGTGACGAGCTACACCCGCGTCCTTATCGGCGGCGGTCGAGGCGGCAGCAGCGGCCATCGGGGCGAAAGCCCCGCCGTGCGCGCATCAAAGTCATGGACTGAAAAATATGATGCTCTCAGGCGCTTCGTCGGCTTGGACAACGGCGTATCGCTGGAGGGCGGCAAGGGCGGCGAGCCGGGAGACGCGGGCGATGGCGGCAAGGTGCTGGTTGAAACCGTCACCGACGCCGTACCGGGCGCAAAGGTCTCCTATGCCTGCGGAAGGGGCGGCTACGGCGGCGTCTTTTCGCAGGGCAACGACGCGGGCGCGCCCGGCACCGCGACCACAATGGGCGGCGCAACGAGCGACACAGGCTCGTCGAGCGAGGCGGGCTACACCGACGCGACCACGGGCGAGGTCTTTGCCGCCAAAGGCAAAAGCGGCATCGCGGGCAGCCCGGGCAACGGCTACACGTGGAGCGATGGAAAGTATACCTACCAGCCAAGTCCCTCCATCACCGTAGACGGTGTGACCTACTCCGCGGGCAAAAACAAGGAGGAGGTCGAAGGCGAAGACGGGCGGGGCGACTACAAAATCGCGCCCTACGGTTACGTCGGCTACAGCTGGCGCGGCGGCTACGGCGGCGGCGCGGCGGCAGGTTCCAACGGAAACGATGGCCTTGCAAACGGCAGTGGCGATGCTTATATCGGCTCCTCAAGCGCATTCGCGACGGTCACGGCGGCGCGCGGCGGCGCGGGCGCAGACGCAACGCCGCCCGCCAAGGAGAGCCGTTACGGCTGCGGCGGCACAAGCGGCCACGGCGGCGGCGGCGCAGGCTCCAACGGCGTGGCGGACGCGCACCAGACGTCATCGGAAAATATATCGGTCTCGCAAGCGTCGCTAACTGCGAGGGACACCGAACCCGCCCCGGGCGGTCGCGGCTCCGACGGCGGCGAGGCAGGCGACGGCTGTATTATCATCTACTACCGCAAGCTCAAGCCGCTCAGCGCGGGCTGGCTGCGCGACAAAACCCAAAAGCCGCTGCTCGACCGGCTCGGGCGCAGGCTTATCGTATAAGGAGGTATCATTATGCCTGATGATTATTATGTTTCCCAATACTCCGGCGAGGAGATTGACGACCTGCTCGGCAAGGCGGGCTCCGCCACAGGCGCTGTCCGCTACGACGCAGCGCAGACCCTCACCGACTCGCAGAAGACGCAGGCAAGAAAAAATATTGATGCCGCCGCAGCAAATCTATCCCCGTACGTTGCTTACTTTGCGGTTAACACAAAGGATACTAAAGAAAAAACATTTGAGGTGGCAACGTCCTGGAGAACATATCTTGTCGTGTCAACTTATGCGGGCCAACTGGGGATGTGGATGGTTTTGCCAAATGGCAACGTAGTCGTGCCTATAGTAGAAAATTCCGCGGTCACGATAACTTGTGAAGTAGGCAAAATCCACACAAAAGGAGCGCAAGTTATCACAATAATTTATCTTGGGGATTCTTAAACTGATTTAATTTTAACTGCACGAAATCAAGTCGGATTCTACCCTAAAAACTGCAACTTTTAAGGAGTGTGTTACGACGGAGACGATCGTCTGCGCCCTCATTACCGGGGGGCTGACGCTGATGGGCGTGCTCAACCCTTAGTAAGAATCTAACCTCATATGGTTACTACTCGTATCGCATCCGACGGCAACCTTTCCGTCTCGGTCGCGGACACGAACATCGGGTGCCGTCTCCAAAAACTCCCCTAAAGGGGAGTGCAGAGGGGGCCGCAGCCCCCGCCCTCTGGGAAAATGAATTACACGGCATCGTGCGGCAGCGCGCGAGAAAAAGGAGATCACCGGCGAAAGCTACGCCGATGATAAATAAATTTTGAACAAAGAAAAGGAGAACAAAACTATGACTACAACTCGTATCGCATCCGACGGTAAGCCCATCAAAGTCACCGATACCCCCGCGGGTCTGAGCGAAAACTCGGGTGTCAAGAACAGCATCGTGCAGCCCGTCATGGCGCGCGACCTTTCCCGCGCCGGCACGGAGATCTATGTCGCCCCGTGCTACAAGCTCACCTACGACGAGGACGGCTACTGCGTCAAGATGACGACCCGCGCCATCTCCGAGGACATCGCGGAAAAGCTCGCGGAGATGAACAAGTAAAAAAGCCGCCCCGGAGGGCGGCAAATTGACAAAGCGCGGCGCGCGTGGTAGAATGAGCGGGCCGGTAAGAGCGTGAAACAGGTTGTTCCCCCGAAAGGGGGTGACCGCATGAGCACAGAAGCGACCATTGCGTTACTTATGCTTGTGATTGCGGCGATCAAGTTAGGCATCGACCTAAAGAAATAACCGCCACCTGAGAGGCAGCGGCTTTCCTTTCGACCTTAAATCGATTAGGGGGAGCGACAAGCACCTCGCCCGTGCGCCGCTCTTACTGGCCTTAGTATAGCACCGCGTCCGCCGCTTTGTCAAGCACGACAAGGCGGCTTTTTTGCCGCCGGAAAGAGAGAAAATGCCTATGAACCTATCGACCGTTGCATCGACCTGCTCGGAGATCACGGTCATCCTCGCCGCGCTGGCCATGCTCATCAAGCCCATCCGCAACAAACTGCTTGGGCTGGACAAGCTGACCGACGCGCTCAAATGCCAGCTCCGGCATGACATGCTGCACACCTACTACCGCCACAGGGAGGACCACACCATCCGGCAGTACGAGCTGGAGGATTTTCTCTATCTCTACCGCGGGTACAAGGCCCTCGGCGGAAACAGTTTCATTGACCGCATCAAAAGCGAGATCGACGAGTGGGAGGTGATCTCGTGAAGGACATCAAAGGCTCTACATCGGAAGAACTTCGCATGATCCGCGCCATCCAGCGCTCTGTGGGCGCGCTGGACAACGGCTGGATCGGCAACCAGACCTTGAGCGACATCGCGGCGAAGCTCGGCGCGGACTGCTGGCCCCTCAACGTCGAGCTGTACGGCCAGCCCTGCATCATCGCGCGGGACATCGAACCCGTCAACATGAGCGGGCCGCTGCCGCGCAACGCCATCTCGGGGAGCTTTAGCTGGCAGGGGCAGCCCTGCTCCATCCTGGTGCGCGGCGGCCAGGTCGTGCGCGACTGGAGCTGCCACTATCCCCGACCCGAGAGCGTGCTCTACAAGACGCGGGACGGCGCGGTGCGCATTGCCCGCGTGTCTTCGGCGGCGGCGCTGGGCGGCGTCGTGTGGGCGGTCGGGGGTATGGGATTGCTCGGCAATTATAACCCTGCCGCAGAAGGCTTCACAGGGGCGTACAGCGACGTGCTGCGCAAGACCAACCATACCGTCCTCGGCTACAAGGGCGGGATGCTCTACGGCGTCTACTGCCGCAACATGACCGCGCAGCAGGTCAACGCCTTTTGTCGGGACAAGCTCAAGCTGGAATACGCCGTCATGCTCGACGGCGGGCACGTCGCCGCCATCAACGGCGCGTGCAACAAAATCAACACACAGACGCGGCAGTTTTACGCCGTTCGGTTTCTGTAAAGGAGGCAAAATATGAAAAAAGCAATGCTATCTCAGCCGATGGCTGGTAAGACCCAAGAGGAAATCGTTGCCACCCGTGAAAAAGCTATCGCCGCTCTGAAAGAGCAGGGATACGAAATTGTGAACACTCTGTTCACCGATGAATGGTACAGCAAGGAGAAGATGACCGAACGCGGGGTGGTGCAAATCCCTCTGTGCTTCTTGGCGAAGTCTCTGGAAAACATGAGCCTGTGTCACGCCGCATATTTCTGTCACGGATGGGAGAAAGCCCGTGGTTGCCGCATCGAGCACGAAGCTGCTTGCGCCTACGGGCTGGATGTGATTTACGAAGACGGATATAACGTCCTGAATAAGTAAAAGTAATAAAGTTTTATCTTAACAAGGAGGCGCAATATGCAAAATCGACTTGCCAATCTTCTCACGGTCAAGAGCATTGTAACCGTCGTGCTCACGGCGGTTTTCTCGGTGCTTGCCCTGCGCGGCAGCATCAGCGGGACGGAGTTTCTGACGATCTTCACGACCATCATCGCCTTCTACTTCGGCACGCAGACCGAGAAGAAAAAAAATGAAGAGGTTTCTTGAGACCTTAACCGCGTGGGAGGGCGCGGTGCGCGGCGACGCGGTACATAAGCGCATTGTGGACACCTACAACAGCTACCTCCCGCATCCGCGCGGCTACAAGCTCACCTATTCGGACGACTACTGCGCAGCGATGGTGTCCGCGGCGGCGATCCTCTGCGGTCTGACGGAGTTCATTCCCATTGAGTGCTCCTGCGGCGAGCAAATGCGCTGGTATCAATCGCGCGGCCAATGGATTGAGGACGACGCGCACATCCCCCAAATTGGCGAGCAGGTGTTTTACTGCTGGAACGACCGCAAGGACTACGCCCTCACGGACTGCACGGGCGCGCCCAACCACAC